TGTTCCCGAGGCACTGGGCGACCTGCCGTTAAAAGACTACCTGAAGATTCAGGGTGAATTTGCTGACATAAATTTTTCGTGAGTGTGCGGGATATGCTTTTTCTCGCACACTTGTCTCACACGCCATACGATATAATTCTGTCATGGCCGACCCGTGATATACAGTATCGCGTAAAGCAGGCCGTTTCTCTTTACAACGAAATGCATAAAGCTCCGGACACCAATGGATAAAGAGGTAAAGATAGGTTTGATTTTGTCCGCCTATGACCGTGCGTCTGAGGTCATGGATAAGATTTTCGGCAAATCGAAAAAAAATATGGCCGAACTGAAGAGCGCGGCGGTGGATCTTGGCCAGGGTGTCGCCTTATGGAAGATGGGGGGGGCGGGATTGAGGCTATTGAACGGACCGGTCGAGGCGTTTGGAAAGATGGAAGCTGCGGGGAATGATCTTAAAGGCGCGTTGATGGGGCCCGGCGGCGTCTTAGATGAATCTACATATAAGAAAATAGCTACCCTGTCTATGGACCTGTCAGACAAGTATAAGGGCAGCGCCACGGACTACCTTGATATGATCCGCGTTCTAAAAGAGAATAGAATAAATGAGGGGGATATACTTGGCGGTATTGGCGAGGATACGGCAAGGCTTTCCGACCTATTCGACATGGCCCCGGCGCAGATTGCTGAGTTTTCGGCCCATATGCGGAATGACATGGGTGTCGCGGTGGATGATATGGGGAAAGTAATGGACCTGGTTTCTCGGGTGCATGGCAGCGGCGTAGGAAAGACCGGCAGCGAAGCCGTTACGGAAATGAACGAATTTTTCAGCAAGGCTTCACTCGGTGCTGCCAATCTTGGCGTACAGGGTATCGAGGCGTCCAAACAAATGGGTGCGCTCGGGGCGTTGTTCATGTCGCGCGGACTTTCCGGGGCAACGGTGGGTACCAATTTTAGGCGCATATTCGACGGCCTGCGGGATGGGGAAAAATTGGCGAAGGCGAACGAAGTAGCGGCGCAATTTGGGAAACACCTGAGTTTTTTCGACTCGGCCGGAAAGTTTAAAGGGATGGACAATTTTGTACAGGAGCTTGGAAAGATGGGGGATTTGACTAGTACGCAAATTGCTGCAATACTGAAAGCCTTCGGCGGAAAGCAGGGTTTAAGTACAGACTTTATTGAGTACCTGACAAAAAACGGCCTTACAGGCTATCAGGAATTTCTCGATAAGATGAACAGTCAGGCCGAGTTAGGCGACAAACTGAATGTGAAAATGAAAGGTCTGGAATATAATCAGGAGGTTTTCAGAACAAGCACCGAGAATTTAAAGGCCACTATCGGAGAGTCATTTGCGCCTACATTGACGGCAGTTTATGAGACCTTGAACTCGATTGTCAGCAAGGTCCGCGCGTTTGCGCAAAACAACCCCCATTTATTCAAAATGGCTGCCGCTTTTATTGCCATCGCCTCCGGAGCTATGATGTTATGGGGAGCCATAAAAGTAGTAACTGCGTTTACGACCGTATTACGGATTTTCGGGATCACCTTTTACGCGACGCCGGTAATTGGCTGGATTGCACTTGTAATTAGCGCCCTTGCTTTGCTATACGCTTACTGGGATGATATTACAGGGTTTTTCAAAAACACTACTATCGAATGGGGCGCGGTGTTTAGGAATATCAATCGGTTTATATGGAATATGATGTTCTACCCGCTGCAAGGCGTTTTAAAACTGCTGGGACTGGTTGGGAAAGCTCTTGGCATTTCATGGCTGGAAAGAGCGGGAAATTGGGCTGCTGATTTTGTCGGCAAGGCTACAATGAATTACGAGAGCATGACAAGCGTGAAACCTGGTAGCGCGGCAGCCGCTAAGGTTGGCTTATTTACGCCACCGAAGGGCAAAGATGCAGTATCCGGGCTGGCCGCCAATACTGACCGCTCTACAGTCAATAACCACGTTACCGTAAATCTCTCCGGCGGGGCAACTCCGGCGGATGGGAAAACTATCAGCGACAGCATACAAACAACTTTCGATAAGCTAATGCGGGATCACGAGCAGCGAAAAGCACGGAGGGCCTTTTGAAACTATTCGCCGACATAACCGAAGCCGAAAACGCAATGTCTGAGCTACAGGGCAAGCTCGGGCACGGGTCTTTAAGCCGCGCGGCTCGAATGGCTATTAACGACACCATGCGGCGGCAGCGTACAAAGATCCGTCAATTTGTGCGGGCTGATTATAATATCCCCGCCGATAAGATCAAGACCATAGATTTTAGCCCCGCGACTGATTACAATATCGAGGCGAGGATGGGAGCAAGCTACAAGCCTATTCAGCTTGCCTACTTCAAACCTGTATTTGTCGGCTCGGTTTTCTCCGTCCGGGGAAGCTATTCAAAGAAAAAGGGTTTCGCGGCTAAGATGGGGAAGGGGCGTAAAAATACACCGGGCGGGGTTACTTTCCAGGTCAAAAAGGGGGTTGATTCAAATATCCCCTTTGCGTTCATGGTCGGAAAATTTACAGTGCCTATTGTCTTCGCGCGGGGCGCATACGCGAAAGGTAAAGGATTCGTAAGAGATACGCCAAGAAAACCAATTACGGCCTTGTCGTCGGCGTCTGCCTTCGGCGCGGCATTCAGCGACAAACGGCGCCCGGAAATAGAAAAAGAGGCAGGGGCGGATTTGGCAATCCGCGCTCAGGAGTATTTGCAGAAATTTAAAGACGGAATTATTAAGTAATGTTTTTTGCACAACTTGGAAATATAGTATTTAAAGGTCTACAAACATTCGTGACGTATAACACGTCCGAAGAAATAGCACTTGCCCAGTTTGTTCTAATCAACCGAAAGCCAAAGTTAATGGCCGCCGCCCTTGGGCTTATAAAATTGGATTTGTCGATATTTCTGCACGTCGAATTTACACCCGGTTCTGTGGAAGACGAGATCGGCAAGTTGCGTACCTCGAAAGACAGTTTTGAGATCCTGCCCCTGGTGTGGGGGAATGGGGATTCGTATGGAGATTGGGTTATCCAATCGATGGAGGTCGAATATACGAACCTCGACGCGCAGGGGAACGTTTACGAAGCACGGGTAAATTTGTCACTCCTGGAATCAGTAGAAGACAATAAGGCACAACAAGAACAGCAGGCAGCGGCTGCCAATGCCTTCGCGGCAGGTAATATAAGACCGGCGACAAAATCCAAACGTAAAAACGCGCTTTCGTGCCCGCGGACTTTGGCGCAGTTGGTTCAGGAGGTGCAACAATTTGGCGAGGCGATTAACCAAATTGTGTCCGTATATACCGGAGATCAAAAGCAGGCGGCGCAGGTTGCCCGCGCGTGTGGCGCGATAATCGACGACAGTAAACAAATCATGCGCATGACCACTAATCCGTCTTCCTGTGTCTTCGGCAACACCGATTTACAAGGCAGGGCGCAGCAGGTAAGTACTCAGGCGGATCTACTCGGAACGGACATTAGGGAAAACGCCAGGGTGGTAAACGGCGGCGAAATTACCGGGCCTGTACCGTCCGGGACGAACATCACCGCAGAGAACAGTTATTTACAAACCCTTATTAAGTACCTGGCGGCGGTGGCACAACCTGTAATTAAAGATGCAATTATCCAATGACAAGCGAATATATCACCCGACCGGGGGACAGGTGGGACCTGATAGCGGGAAAGGCGTACGGCACTTTTGATAATATTGTCTTAGGGGACGGGACGCAGGTAAACGCGATGGCCCATATAATGCAAAATAATCCGGACGTCGCGCGGGCCGACATATTGGACGCCGGTATCCTCCTGCAAATTCCCATCATTCCGTCCACCGTTTTGCCAATTGCGGCTAACAGTCTGCCGCCCTGGAAACAATAACACATGAATTTACCAAAAGCCACATTTGAACTCCAGTACAACGGAAGGGATATTAGTACAGACATTTCCCCCACTGTCATTAGTATTGACTATACGGACAAGCTGCATACTGAGGCGGACGAGATCACGGTAAGCGTTGAAGACTCCGCGCAACTTTGGCAAAACGGCTGGTATCCGGAAAAGGGCGCGACGCTTCAATTATTTATCCAGCTCAACGGGCAGCAATTGAATTGCGGCGCTTTTACTATAGACGAGATCGAGGGCAACGGTTCGTCCTCCGGTGGCGATACGATGCAGATACGTGCAATAGGAGCAACCTTCGGAAAGGCCATGCGGACAAAATCGACCCGCGCACATGAAAATAAGAGTTTAAAAGAAATTGCGAATACCGTCGCGGCCGCACTCGGTTTGAAGGTCCAGGGCGAAATTGCCGATATTCGACCCTCTCGGGTGCATCAATACCGGGAGAACTCGCTGACGTTCCTGAACCGACTTGCAACAAGTTACGGGTACTTCTTTTCCATTCGGGGTAATTTAATGGTCTTTCAAAAATACAAGGACATAGAAGGCCGGATACCGTCCGTGACGTTGGCCCGTACCGATCTTGTAAGCTGGCGGATAAAGGATATTAGTTTGCAAACATATGCGAGCGCGCGGATACGGCACCACCATTTCAAGGCGAAGAAGATCGTAGAATATTCGACGTCGGCGGACGGCGACGCTGGCGACGGCGCGATAGGGTCAACCGATTCCCTCGAATTACGTAGCAGGTGCGAAAACGAACAGCAGGCGCAGGCGATTGGCGACTATGCTTTACATAGTGGGAACTCCCGCATGGTGACAGGTGAAATTGAGACTATGGGTAATTTGCTTTTCCTGAGCGGCAATACTGTGCAAGTGCAGGGAATTGGAAAGTTTTCGGGAACGTATATGATCGAGGCTGCACACCATACTATTAGTCGAGATGGGGCGTATAAAACAAGCGGCAATATCTATCGGGTAAAAAAATGACTACTTTAAAATTCGGCATAGTGAGCGACGCATCTAAGGCAGGGTACGCTAAGGTGTATTTTGCCGAGGATGATATAGTAACGGATTGGTGGCCGGTGATTCGCGCCACGTCCTTAAAGGATAAAACAAGCTATCCGCTAAATGTAAATGAGCATGTCGCTTGCGTAGCGGCCTACAATTTGGAAGAGGGCGTAGTACTTGGAGCCATACACAACGACCTGGACACCCCCGACACAGGCGCTGCCCCCGGCAAGTTCCGGAAAGTATTTGAGGATGGTACGGTCCTGGAGTACGATAAAACAGCGCATAAATTCACCGGCAGCATAAACGGCACCGCTGAAATTACGGCCACTGAGATAACGATAATCGGCAATCTCACCGTAGCGGGCAATCTCGCGTTTTCCGGATCTTTCTCTGGCGGCGGTGGTTCTGGCGGGGGTTCGCCGAAATTGACCTTTGACGGCACAACACTTACAGCCCCGGACGTAATGGCGGGCGCTGTTTCGCTAAGGACGCACACCCACGGAGGCGTTCAACCAGGTGCCGGTTCAACGGGACCAGCGATATAGCAAATCACAAACTTGCCCCATACTTTGCCCAAAGACTACGCCTCCGGATGAAGAACTTTACACTATCGATGGCGACATTATCAGACATTCTTTCCCCGGTGTGGACGCTCAGTGTTGAAGGCGGGGGCGCTATTGCAGAAGGGATAGAGGCAATAAAGCAATGTCTTACGGTTATCCTGCGGACGACGCCCGGTACAGATCCTTTCCGGCCGACGTTTGGCTGCGGGCTTCACAGATTTATAGACCAGCCGTTAAACGTTGCCATACCCAATATAAAAAAGGCGATGCTTGACAGTATCGCACGGTGGGAAACCCGCGTGAAAGTGACGAAGATAACGCACACTCTTGGCGATACCGGGCAGGTGGTTTTTAACGTGGGATACACATTACAGGGTGGTACTTTGTCGGACTCATTGACTGTATCGGTCGGGGGTGGAGGAGTCAGCACCGGTACCGCGAAACAACGTCTTATACTCCGGGCACTTTTACCCCCATCCGGCAGCGGCTTGCAATACCAGGTATCGGGACAAATAGGCGGGACTGATATTCTACCTGCGCCACCCGCTGGCGGGTTCGCTACGGTGGACAGTCTTTATACCTGGGTGCAAAATAATTGGTTGAATTATGGCCAATGGTATTTAACTGCGGATGCGCTTGTAGGCTATTTAAATCCTCAGTTTTCATCTGCAAGTTTGGGTATCTCGCTCCTTTCAGTCCGGCAAATTGCCGCCGTTGTACCCGCCGGGATAGGCTATACGGTTACGGTATCGGTCGCCGGTGTGAGCTACAGCAACCCGGAGCCTATTTCTACGATAGGGGGTATACTAGGGTACCTGGTGAATGATCCGCTATTAGGGGCGGTGGGGGATTGGCAAGTTGTTTCCGTCCCCGGAGACTTTACCGACGAGTTCGGGACTGATTTTAACACAATGGGCCAGGAGCTACAATTGATAACTACCAGCGCGGATACAATAACAATTTCAATAGTGGTGAATTAGTGAGCGCATTACCTACCATATTTTCCGAAGATGTGGCCCCAATTTTAGCCAGGCTGCAATCAGGATTGGAGACGGCCCTGGGGCGCTCTCTTGCTCCGGCCGATGTGGAGGTATTAATACTTAATCCATTCGCGTACGAATTGCAGTTGTTGCGCATGACAGCTAACAATGTGTTCCGGCAAAACCTTGTAGACTTTGCTTCGGTCCCGATGCTGGACTATCTCGCCGCCCTTGTGGGCGTTACCAGGGAGACGGCGACGGGTGCGGAGTGTACAATACGGTTCAATTTCGTCTCAGGGGCTAACGCCGTCCTGTTACCTGCGGGAATACGCGTACAGTCCACAGACGGGCAGGCGATTTTCGTCACGGTAGCCGCGGTGAACGTAGCCGCAAATACTTCCTATGTTGATATAGACGCTATTTGTCAGGCTACTGGCACGGTCGGAAACGGGTACGCGGCTGGAAACGTTTCTATAATCCTGGACCCGCAACCGTTTATTACGACGGCGGCAAATCTGGCGGCGACCGCCGGGGGGAACGATGCCGAGACAGACGACCAGCTGCGCGACCGGGTCAAAATAGCGCCATCAGCTTTCAGCGTCGCCGGACCCACCGAGGCGTACGAGTTTTGGGCGAAAACTACAGATCCGTCCATTGTAGACGTCAATTGTGTAACAACGGCTCCGGGTGTGGTAACTCTTTACCCGCTTTGTTCCGGTGGTGCTCTCGCCTCGACGGCGCTAAAAGACAAGATTCTAGCGGTTTGCTCGGATAGCAAGCGACGGCCGCAGAACGATACGGTTTTAGTGGCAGATCCTACGGTTGTCTCGTACACCATAGACGTAACTCTCACGCTTTTTAATTCAGCGGTCCCCTCGGAAGTGCTTACCACTGTAAATGCGAACTTGTCTGCCTTCCAGCAGGCAGGAATTAATACACTGGGGCTGGACGTTGTGATAGCTCAGATTGTCGGGCGGTGCGTGGTGCCGGGTGTATATAACGTGGTTGTCAATTCTCCAATCGCCAATATAATCGCCGACGACGCAACCTACACACAATGTACCGGAGTGGCCGTGAATATAGGAGGGGCAGTAGATGGCTAGTATTCCGATGGCGGATGGTATCGCCTATTTGCCGGAAGCGCAAGCGTGGTTCAATACGCTGGTGGCCGAACTAAGGCAGATAGACCTTTCTAAATTGTTGGTGTATTTGGTTGACGACGTTGACGCCTCGGCGCTACCCTATCTCGGCGCGCAATTTGATTGCCTCGGCTACAAAGGTTTTAAAATCGCCCAGGATGAAGCGGGGCAACGTGAGATTATTAAGCGGGCGGTCGAACTTCACCGATACAAGGGTACAGAGTGGGCGATACTGGAAGCATTAAAAAGTATCGGATTTTCTGACGTACAGTTAATTAATACTGGGTTCGACCACTGGGCGAAGTTCGGCGTGTTGCTCACCACGGAAAACCTCACCATTACGCCGGAGTCGTTCAATGACATAACGGCGATGATAAAGGAATATAAACGCGCCGTTTGTGTCCTCGATGCGATCACAATAATAATTCTAACTACGGACAGCCTGACAACTACGGACACGGGATATGTCGAGCAGCAGATACTCGCTACCGACCGGCTCGTCCTGTCTGAGATACTGCACTACGATGGCGCGGAGACGTTTGACGGGGCACATAATTTCAGTGGGGAAGGCGATGTAGCCACAATACAATAAAATGGTAACTAATAATGGGATTACAGGCATAGAGGGGGTATTAGCTACCTACTTTACGGCCATTGTCTTAGGCACGGATGGCAGTCCGGTGACAGGCGCAGAAACGGCTTTAACCGGTCAGGTCTCAAAGGCCGTTATAAGCACAAACATTTTGGCCGGAGGCTATATCCAATTTAATGCGCAGATAGCCGCCAGCGATCCGGCAATTACTGTCCGGGAAATGGGCCTGGTGAACGCCGCGGGCGTCCTATGCTACCGCCAGGTTATTACGCCGGTAACTACGGTTTCTGGTGTAGTTTATTCTCTTGGTTATAAAATTAAATTATCGTGACGGCGTACGCACCTCTTGACATATTCACTACTCCGGAGCTATACGACCTGTCCGATCTTGTACAGGGTGGAGCTACTGGCGACGCCAATACACCCCTCAAAGCCCTGGCGGACCAAACGAACTACCTACGCAATCGGCTGCGCCGATGGGAAGGGATAAAGGTGATTACCGGTAATTATACGCTGGATCCGGTTGGAGACCTTGGGCAATTCACAGTCGCGCAGGTTGCGGCAAATACAACGCTCGTTCTACCTGATGCCGGGAATTTGGCGGTAGGCACACGCATACCTATTGCAACGTCCATAACTGGGGTAAAAGCGTTGACGGTGCTGTCACAACACGGGCAGCCCATTGTAGACGGCATTACGTCCTGGTTGACGTGGGATACGAGCCAGCCCGGTATGTATATGCATGACGCCGAAAAACTAGTACTTGTAGCGGCCGGGGATCACTTTATCGTCGAGCGGGCAGACGGCAATTTCTACACCTATGGGGATAGCTACGGCGCACGGATACAGCGCGGCAATACGCTAGTTATGGATGGTTCGCTTATCAATCGTGCCGACGTGCCCCGGATTGCCTTGATCGTTGTTGCAGGAGGCCCCGCGGTCGTTGATGACGGGTCGTGGTTGAGTGACCCCGGTGGTAAACCGGTTTGGCGCGGTCTCTTCAGTACCGGCAACGGTACAACAAATCTACGGATACCGGACGAGCGCGGGATGATGGATAAATATATGGACCTCGGAAGGGGCCGCGATTTGTTCCGCTTTTCTAGCCGTGTTGGCAGTTTTGAAGATGAAATGGTAGGAAAGCACGACCACGCTACCCACGGCAAGGGGCCTATTCTCGGCGCAGGGTTTCAATGGTTTCTATCCGTGTTGTTTGGGAACCGGTACGCGGCTGGCGGGGGCTCGGATGGCTTCGGGGGCAAACAAGGCTCCCCCGACTTGAGTATGAGGACCAGCGACAACGACGGCACTAAAAACATTGTCGAAAATATCGGCAAACTTCCATTACTCAAATACTGATATGAAGAAAATTATTCTCGGCTTACTTCTGGTTACCTCCCTATCCGCAGCGGCACAGCCCTTAACCGACACGGGCGCCGTGCGGGCTTACATCAACGCGCATATCGTACCCAATGGTACGCGCAGTATTACCGCGCAGCAATTGAATACGTCACTAAACGGCATACTGAATGTATTCGGAACAACTCCAACTCTACAGCAAGTCTTTAGCTCAGGGACTACCCTGACTGGCAACAATACGATCAATAACGGGACAAAGGTTTTAACAATAACCAGCACAGGAGCAGGATTAATAAAATTAGACGGTCTCAGTCACGATACTACGCAGGCGATAGGTGTAGAAGTATACAAGGCGGATAGTTCAATAGCCAGAATGTCTTGGAAGCAAGCCGGGCCAATAATGCTGGCTCAAAGTTTTGCCGGAGAAACATACATACCTACGCTTACTAATACTACCAATATTTCGGCTAGTTCGCTCACTCCGGGAGAACCGCAAATCTATACCCGAAATTTTAACATCGTTCACCAAAAATTGGTGTTGCGTGTTACGCCGACGGCAGCAAATACGTTGTGTGAATTAACTGTAGGATTACCGTATACCGTAACAATCCCGTCCGTCAAACTTGGTACAGGAGTGTACAACCCCTTGGGGTCGGGTGAGGTCCACGTATTGGCTGAATTAGCTTCACCATCAACGGCGGTTTTGCGGTGGACCCCGCAAAATACCACGCAATCCGATTTGATCGTAACGCTTGATTATATCTTCCAATAAAGACATTTGCGGAAATGAACCATAGAATTATTGGCGACCTGTTTTCCTGGGCGTTGGGAATTGCCGGGGTTGGGTTTGGATGGATAAATATTTCGTGGGGCGATATTATCATCAAGATTGTCGCCTCCTTGTCTCTGGCGTTTATGGGCGGATTGCTCGGCTATTTCGGCAAGCTGACAGGGGCCTGGTGTATTAAAAAGATCAAGTCAACCTTAAATAAGAAAAATTGAAAAAACTGTTCGATCATATTGGCGCGGCTGAGATCCGTAACGCCTTGGCTATAGTCACTACTCTTGGCGGTTTCATTCTCCTTTACCTGATGCTCATTAAAGAGATTCCGGCGGGCAATAAGGACGTTTTAAACGTGGCGGTTGGTTTCGTATTCGGCTCCGGATTTACTGGCGTGTACGGGTATTACTTCGGCTCCTCAAAAGGGGTAACGACGCCCGCGGACCAGGCACCCGAACAAAAGTAAATCCCCAAAACTCTTTAATAAGTGAAATGAAGAAATTAATAATTGCTGCGTGGGTTCTGGTGACCTCCTGCGGTACGGTTCAGAAAACGACACACACGGCAACAAAGACAACGGATAGCTCCTACTCAGTCTATCGGGATTCGTCCTATAAATCCACACGCTCCGAGCTATCCGATGATTTTAGCGCGAAGGACGTAGATATTACCGTCTGGTATGATTCTGCGCGTTGCCGGGTAGATCCGGGAACGGCGGCGATTCTTAACGCGCCGGTCGGCCCTGGAAAGCCGCCAAGTAGCAAAATTGGTCAGTATGCCTTACTTATCCAAAACGCAATCACGGCGGCCGGGACTCCGGCGAAATTGCAAATACACATCGGTAGTGTCTCGGATAGCTCGGGGCATTCCGTAAGCACGGATACAGGGAGCGCCCGGAGCAAGACCGCGGCCGAGGTAGCCACAACGGAAAGCGTGAAGGACAAGGAAACGAAACGTGTTGTCTTTCCGTGGTGGGCGTGGCTGGTAGTCGTGGCGGCTATGGTTTTTCTCGCCTATCGAGTAAATAGGAAATTTCAAATCATCAAACTGTAATAAATCATGTCAAACGATTTCGGAACGGTCCAGCGCAAAGGCGACCACTGGACGGTAGTATTGTCAGCACTGGCGATTATCGCAATTCAATGTGTAGGCTTCATTTTTCCGGCCTATCATGCGAGTTACACCAATTGGGTTTTTATCGCGGTGAACGTCTTTTTGCTGGCTCTTTATGTCTACCGGGCTCAAATTCTTTGGGTGGCGACTTTTGAAGACTACGAAGATTCAAAGACCGCGGGAGTGGTGTTATCGGCGGTCGCTATTGTGCTTTGGGTATGCGTATGGGGGTCTTTAGTTTATCAGCGTCAAATTAATTAAGCCAATGATTTACATTTTTGAAGTCTACCTGATTATCTGTGTCCTTTTCCTTGCCGGTAAGGACGCGGATTCATATCAGCTAAAGGACCGGCAGGATAATAACCTTTCTGCAGGGAGGGTTAAGCGGTGGCATCGGGACGGGGTAACGTTGTTCATTCTCTACCTCCTGCCGTTAGCGGCATGGCATCCGGCCTTATGGTGGAAAGTGCTGGTATCCGCCGCGCTGGTTCGGCTGTCATTGTTCGACCTGGCATTTAATAAGTGGGCCGGGCTTTCAATTCACTACCTCGGCGGTACCGCGAGATTCGACAAAATCGCGGCCCGGATTTTTGGGATCAACGGGGCAGTATTAAAAAGTTCCGTTTTTCTGGCGCTACTTATTGCTCTAAACGTTCTCAATTTTTCACTATGACGAAAGAACAAGCGGCGAAGATACTCGCCGACCACGGGGTAAAAGACCCGATAGCCTGGATTGCCTGTAGATCCGCAAATAGCAAATACGGAGAGTATGACGATAGTATAGGACTTTATACCCCGGACGGCTATACCGAGAGCAGCCACAAATTCAATACCCTGCCGAGCAAGTGGGAAGGCGGTATTGCAAAGCTGATGCCCGGAGTATACCGGTATAAGAAGGGACTACATGGCGTCCATCACTTAAACCTCACCCAAAGGAAAGACGGGACTTATGTTTGTCCCGAGGATAGAAATATTTACAGTTGGCTCTTGGCCAACCCGATGAAAGACCACCCTCCGGTAATGGGAGCGGGCGAGAGACCCCGAATTTTGCCCTACTGGGCATTCAGACAGGCCGGGCCTGTCACGATCCAGCGCCACGGCGCGGCAACAACGGAGACAGAGAAGAACCCAGGGAAATGGCCGTTCATCGACCTGCACAAGGGCGGCCACTATACTACCAGTTCGGAAGGTTGCCAAACCTGGTTATCCGACGTGTGGGAGGGTGAACGCGCGGCGGGATATGGGGCAATTGACAAGTACAGGCAGGACCATATTACGTATTGCCTGGTTCAACTTTAGTGTTTCGGTCCGTTTTGGGTCAATAGGGAGGGCAGTGTTCTTTCATGGTCTCATATCTTTCTTGCAAAAAGTCTATAAAGTGTTTAAGGTTTGGTTTCGAAAGGGAGAAACAGAGTATTTCATCCTCGTCCTCATCCTCATCAAAATCAGTATTGGTATCAATATCCGAAATGCGAATATCGGAAATGGTAATAACCAGAAAGCAGTTAGATTTTTGGCTCGCCGTTAGATGCATGGGGCTGAAAATTTCCATGTTGTGGGCCTGAGTTATGATAAGGGTAAAATCGGTAGGGTGAAGTTCCGTAGTTATGGTAAATGCCTCATTTACTTCACTGCGCAGAATGCACTCTTCGAAAGGTATTGGCTGGTCTCGTTTCATCATATTTTAGAGTTTAAGGAAGAAATAAAAACTACGTAATTACCTTTGAGGTAACCAAAGAAAAATCCCCGCTTGAGGCGGGGATGCACTAATCAAGTACCATAACCATTAAACCTTATCCTATTAGACTTTTAAGTTACCAGTTTTGCTTTATACAAGGAAATATTTATACAGAATATTTCTCACTGCTGATTAAGTGCAGGAAACACTATACTAACGCCGTATTGCAACGGATAAACGTTTATTCTGTATTTGGATTGGTGTAGGCAAATACGGCGTTAGTCCATTTATTTGGGGAAATTGGATAATATCTGTAATTTTCACCCGGTTTTACACAACAATATTTTACCTGACACAGCTAGTCGGTAAGCTATTATTTTTTTTAATTGTAATAATTACGCCCCGCGTTGTCTACGTGGGGCTCTTTTTTCGATTTGCGCTAGTCTTTTTTCCAACGCAATCAACCTGTCATTTAATTCGATATATTCTTCCGAATGTCTCTGCATCGCTCTCTCTCTCTTTTAACCGATTGAATTTCAGGGTCAAAGATTTTGTAAAATCGATGTAAGAATCCCTTTGTAATTGGTAGATGACCATTGACATAGCTACTGTAGTTTGACCTATCCATACCCATTGCGCTTGCGATATAAGTATTGTTATACTGCAAGAACTGCCTGTCATTGTGAAATCGGGTAACGCTGTCAATATCGGCTCTATTGCTCATGGGAGATAATGCGATATAGAATATTGTTTTTACGCCTTTTTTTCTTAGCTCTGTTGTCGATTTTCGCCAGGTACTAAGGTAAAGATCGCCTGCGTTGTTCGGAAAAATTGCTCAAGGTTTGCAACCCTGCTCTCCAACTCCTCGATCCGTTTGTTGGTCGGTAATTTTGCATTTGTTTTTATTTGCCTTAGTTCTTCGCCAAAGGCATCATAGAACTTTTTTAGAAAGTTATTCGTTATAGGGCCCTGATTTACCGCTTTACTGTAATTGGATCTATCAACCCCCATTCTCTTGCATATTGCTATGTCGTTGTATAAGAGACGGGCTCTATCTTTTTTGAACTTAGCTATTAGTCGCGGATCTACCTGGGAACTCATTTTTTATGTCATGTTTTGTTTCCGTATGCTTGAACGGCGGCGGAGGACCATTTTTAGGCGCACCGATCTTTAAGAGCTTGCCAACGAACTTCAATATCTATTTCATTGAATCTTTTCCAATCCGAATTAAAAGTTTCATTATCCTCGAGCTCGTGCAAAAGTTCCTTGTTGTCTTGCGAGTAAGCTAGCCACCTCCTTAGTATTTTTTTGTCTCTCCATTTCGGCAAACCTATGATCCTGCGGTAAAGGACGTCGATAATTGAGGGGGAATTTATTTTCATGTATGGTTTAATGTTAGTTAGATGATTCGGTTCTAAAATGAAACCCTGGCTATGAATAGCTAGGGTTTTTTTATCCTGTTTTTTTAGACCTGTCGGCCATAAAAGACCGACGTAACATATTTTAGTATGTCATTTTTTAATAATCGTAGGAGACATTTGAAAGAAATTGTTTTCCAACTCAAGGGTATCACCTCGCCAAAAGCCGCCCGGTGCAAATATTCTAACCCAACCATTCTTGTGGTTAGGCGGCATCGGAGAAATATACGCGTTACTAATTGGGTTGTGGATTATAAAATTTTGATTTGTTTTAAGACTGATGCAGTATTCAAAAGCGGAATCGACCTTAAAACAAAATGTCCTGAAGTGTTTTCTTTCCGCGTAGGCTATTCTTTTCTCGTCGGTATTTAACCTTGGCTTAACCTGGTTGTTATCGATTAGGAAATTCATATATGAATGATATATTGTATCGACCGCGGGTGAATAGTTTGTCGTGTCCAGCGGGTTGTGGCTGCGCCCGTTTATGTAATAGACAGTAGCGGCCCAAACCGTATCTTTCTTTATTATTTGCACGTCTTCCCTACAGGCATTTACTACTAGAGTACCATTCGCCAGGTGTATGTTGGCGCCGGAAACATAATGTAACCTTTTGTCTTTTGACTGGGCAGAGAAAAACATTGAAGCCATATAAATGATTGCAGAGGGTGTGATCGCTAAGATTGCCAAGATGGCAATTAGAATAGTTTTCGGGCGCATACAAATTTGGATAAGGTCAAATAACATTAAAGTTCTTGTGAATTTAGTTCACTGTGGCGGGTATGTCGTCGGCCTTGATGGTAAAATATTCAGTAGTGTGATCGTCATTCATATAGTAGAGTCCGTCCGGTTTAATTAATATTAAATTTCTCACTTCATACTTGCCGCACTCTATGGCTATTGCAATACCGTTAAAAATGTCGTTTTTCTTTAGGAATTGAGCATGAATGCGTCCTGCAATTATTTTTTCAATCTCTTTAGCATGTGACACGTTTTTGGGGTTCATACTCATTTTAGTCGAGTCCAACTCCATCGTTATTTCGACGACTTTTTTACCGGGTTCCCAGGAATCCGAAAAATTGACATCGCATTTGGCATGGAGTTCTACCGGCAACTTCGTCAGTTCAGTTCGTATTTGTTCCAAAAGGCTTGTTTGCGCTTGACATTGAGAAAATAGCGCCCCGCAAAGAGGCAGAAGAAATAAGAGTTTCATTTTGTCATGGATTTCGCTTCACGGATCTCAGCGGCGGGGCCTCTACCATAGTAGAAGGGCTGCTAATTTCCAAAGCGGCGTAATTATAATAAATGGGAACTTTCTAGGTAAAATCCCCGCTTGAGGCGGGGATGCACTAATCAAATACCATAACCATTAAACCTTATCCTATTAGAATCCAAAAATAAAGAGTTCTTCGGTACGGATTTGTATAATTAATTATACAAAAATCGGGTTGTATATCCCAGAAAATGTCCCATGTTGGGTCATATTTATGCCCATATTAGGTAGTTAAATGGGGTAGGTCATTGATTTTTAACATCTTCCCCGCAAATTTGGGAATGCCTAAGGACCAGGAAGAACGGATAAACATTCTTAAGAATCTGATAGAATCTAAATTCTTGACAAATTTCAAGGATATTTTCCTCTATATTCCGAAAACTGAGGCGTCTAAAAGAATGGGCATTAATTATAAGACTTTCGTAAGGAATACGGGAAATCCTAAAAAATTGAGGTACGAATTTACTCAATCTCTTGCGAAAATTATTGACGTACCGCCTATTAGCATATCTCAATTGATTCACAATCAAATTGATACGAAAAAGCCAGATCGTAAGAAATACGGTAAGTAAACAATTCAGATTTTTATCATAATTGGCTGTATTAGTTAGGTTTGGGGTATTCTGCGTAATAAGAGTAAGAAACCTTACCATATGCAGATACTTAGAGACTTGTGGCTGAAGATTACGTATGCCGGTACCGATGAAATAAAGGACGACGACTTAGCCTTGGGCGTTACAAAAGGAATAAACATTCTCTGCGCTGCGATAGGCTTAATAAACATATTTGCTGGACCTGGGTTTTACTTCGCCAGCAAGAAGACGCCCGTTTTGTGGGGTAGTTTAGTCGAGGCCTTTTTAGTTTTCGGCATTATATGGCTAAACTCCAGGAATAAAAGAGAACTTGCCAAACTCTCATTTTACATAGTTTTACAGATAGCAACATTCTATTTCGGCTTCAGCTTAGGCCCAACCGTAGAAGCGGAAATGATGATCGTATTGATGGTGGGTCTTGCTTTCTTCTTATTTCGATCAAGGAAGCGGAGAATCTTTTTCATTACTACCACAATCCTTTTGGTAGTAATATTGGAAATCTATTTTGTACTGAATGTGCTCCGAACTTCTCGAAGTTTTTCTATTGTAACATACGCTATGCGTTGGGCGGCTATCAGTATAATAATTTTCTTGGAAGCGAAGCTATTCCATTTATTTGATATTAATTATAATAGGTTGCTTGCAAAACAAAACGCTCATACTCGGAAAGTACAGAGAAGTTTAGAAGAAGAAACGCAAATAAGTATTAATAAGAGTAAGATTATTCGAATTGCATCGCATGAGGTTAAAAATCAATTTAGGGGCGTTAAATTGGGGCTTTCTGTTCTTGCTAATGATAGCAGAATACAAAACATACCTGTCATTGCTGAGAAATTGGGCAGCATAGTCCGGGCAATCGAGGTCGTTGATATGGTAATGATTAATGTTCTGAATTTTGCGAAAGGAGAGGCAGGCGTAATAGAAACGCCATTATACGAACCGTTTAATCTGAATAAAGTTCTCGGCGGACTGGTAACATCAAATCAGTTTGAGGCTAGCCGAAAGAAAGTAAACATCGTCTTTATGCCTTCAAATGATATACCCGAATATATACACGGTGATCGTTTTAAAATAAATCAGATTGTTGGCAACATTTTGCATAACGCAATCAAATTCACACGAGAAAGTACTCAAGTCATACTTAAGATTGAGAAATATAATAATACCTACTGGAAGGTGTCAATTAAAGATGAAGGTGAGGGCATCGCGCCAGAGAATCAAGAGTCAATATTTGAGCAATTTGTGACAGCAAGAAATAGCGACAATATTGAGGGGTCTGGATTGGGTCTACCCACGGCAAAAACGCTTATAAAAGCCCTAAACGGGAAAATTGAATTGCAAAGCACAGTGGGAGTAGGAAGTACTTTTTCAGTCTATATTCCCATAGTTCAAAATCTGACTTCGAGCAATGCTAAAGACAGGGGAAATAACAATAGTGCAGTTAAAGTGCATCCAGACGTTGTAAATTAACGTCTAATAAACCTTTCCTATTATGAAGCTGTACAGCATTCCTCGGCTTTACTGCCCATTTGAATCTATAAGTCATCCAGATAGCGAAGCTATACAAGAACACACGGATCAATGGATCATGGACTTTGGATTGATCGATTCCGTCGAAATGCTCGATAAGTATAAGAAACAGAAATTTGGATCAATGATAGCGATGAGTTATCCATATGGTGAATACGTTGACCTTGCGGCATGGTGCGATCTCAACACCCTCTTATTTATAGTAGATGACAATCTCGACGAAAAGGAGATCATTACAGACAAAAAGGCCTTTTCAAACTTTGTAGATGGGCTATTGGATGTAGTTGAAAGAGGACGGCGTTGTACAATCAAAAAAGATGGCCCAGTATTGGCGGCACTAGATGACTTTTGGCAGCGAATGCAACTACGAAGCAGCGCAGTTTGGAAGGAAAAATTTATTCAAGGCATAAAGGATACATTTGAAGGCGGCATGTGGCAATTTCGGCACGTCGTGAACAACCAATTACCTGATATGCAAGAATATATTTCCATTCGTCAGTATCTTGGTGCGGCCAACTTAGCTACTGAATCCTTGGAAGTGACAGGCAAGGTACAGCTTGAAGAGGTCGTATATAACTCTCCAAGTGTTCGGAAACTAACTGAGATCGCCAGGAATACTGTTTGTTTCGCAAATGATTTGTTTTCTCTTGGAAAGGAAATGGCGCAGGGAGCGGGAATTGCTTCAGAGTTTAACCTCGTTTCAATAATTAAAAGAAAGCATAATCTTTCAATTGAAGATGCAATAATGGAAGTTGCCGCAATCCATGACACTCAGGTAAAGGAATTTATTAGCATTGCTGAAACGGCGACGCAATTCGATAGAAACACGAACATTATGGTGGGCAGATTCATTGATTGCCTTCGTCACTTTATGAAGGGAAACATTGTATGGTCTACTAAAATAACTTCTCGATACCCGCATATATACGAAAATTGAGCATTATGGAAAGAAAAATCCTTGTAGCCGATGACCATGCATTAATTAGAAATGGGATCATCGGCATAATAGAATCTCTTGGATACTCCGACGTCATGGAGGCGGAATCGCTTTCAAGCATATTGAAAGTACTGACGGTACACCGCGGCGAAATTACGCATGGTTTATTTGATCTTAAATTGACAGATGGAATTATTTTGGAGAAACTTTCATTCATAAAAAAAATAAATCCGGAAATTAGTATCGCTATAATTTCAATGAACCGTCCGGATATTTATCAAAAACCTTTGATGAAATTTGGAATTGAGTATTATCTAACTAAAACGGCAACAGATGACGAAATGCGAGATTTTATAAGAAGATTTTTAAACAATGAGCCCTATCCTAGACATAAGATATCAAGAGACTTTTCAAATCCGTTTTCTAAACTAACGGAAGCAGAGCACGCGGTGTTAAATTACATGCTTGAGGGAAAGGGCACAAAAGAAATCGCGGTAAGGAGAGACGAGGCACAAGGGAGCGTATCGACATTGAAAAGGAGAATATTTGAGAAGACTGGGACGGACAATGAGATAGAGCTATTCCAATTGGCCCTCAGCTATGATATTTCCTAATTGGCAATATCACTCACGCAGCTAGAAACTGAAAAAGTGCTTAATTTTGGGTAAATATTTACCTCAGCTTGCCCAAACTTCGACTTTTAAAAAATCCGCTAAAAAGCGGCAATCTTCAAATCGCCAAAAGGGGCTACTATTGGGCTGAGGTGACTGAACAAAACGGTATTGTAGTATCAGTTTTGATAAAGCTAAACAAGACAGGTAAATGGGCTGCATTTTCTCCGGAGCGAGACCGGGGGTATGGCATTGGCGAGCACCTCAACCTATTAGACGCACTCAACGAATTGGTGGTTTATTTCAGAGATCCTGTAGCCTACATCCGCGACCATTCCCCACTAAAATAGGCTCCCCCGCCCGGCCAGGCAGGTGCAAAAAAAAACGTGCTGGGGAAGCACGTTTAGGACATTGGCGTCTGTATCGGGTCAGGCCGCGACTGACCTCGTGAAGTATTGCAGGGGTTCTAAGCTGCCAATAAGACAAGGTTTGCAACATATTCGCGGAGGTGGGGGCGGAAGTAACGGGCCATTGAGGGTTATAGTGGTGCAATTTGACCCGGCCCGCAATCCGTGGGCGTTGCTGCCGACTAGTGGATTGTTAATGCCTTTTAGTGTTTCATGCATGTTCACTTCCCGGTCGACGTCGTAGCGCGTATCCACCATGTCCGTGGTCCGGTGTCCGTTCTGTTCTGCGGCGGCTGCAGATCCTGCCCTCTTTTTGGTTTGAGTAGAATTAAGGTGCTTTAGGCTGTAAAAATCCGCTGTTACGCCAAATCGTTTTTTTACCAGTCTAAGCCAGCGTTTGTTAATCTGGTCGTCGCGGATGGGATCGGCTCCGGGTACAAGGCCGCGGGAAAAAACGTAGTCCTCCGGTTTGGCGCCTTCAATTTGTTCTGCCCATAAATCACGGGCTATATCTTTTATGGTGGTCAGCTTCTCTACGTATGTCCTCTCTTTTTTTATCAGCCGTTTGAATTTTTGTACGTTCGGGTCCAGCCGTATATCCTTTACTTTAAGCTGCATGAACTCAGAAACGCGCGCCCCGGAGTGGAAAAACAGGTGCATGAACCGCCAGAACGTATAGTAGTAGTCGTGCAGGAATTTATCGATTATCTGTAGTTGCTCCTGGGTCGGCGTCTCGCGGATTTTTTTTACCGTCTTTCTTTTTTTGAGATTAAGGCAGGGGTTCATGTCCATTGCCTCAATTTCAATCAGCTCACCAAAGAGGATCATTAAATACGAGCGGTACTTATTAAACTTGTCGTTGGACCAGGAGACGTTAATTTTCTTGCCGCTCCTGGGGTCGATTCTAAATTTAATCCGGGCGCACTGGTCCAGTATGTGGCGCACCTGCCTCTTTTTGACCATGCCAATGGGTAAGGACCCATAGCCCAGGGCGTTGACGGCGATGGGGATATAGTTCATCATGGACCGTATGTCCGGGAGGGTGTTGACCGGATCGACCCCGCAGTTTTCGTAGGCCCACTGGAGGGCAGCCAGGAGAGGGGCGTTTTCATCGAGCGCGCCCGCTGCGAGGGGGTCCGTGGAACTTTCGGCCCCGGTTGCCGGGTTCTTGCCTTCAAAAAGTTCCTTCACCTCATGCTCATAAAGTAATTGGGTAGCCTCCCGGCGTGCGGCAACGTCTTTTTTGCCGTTCATCCCCCGGACCATGACCGGATGACCTTTGGGGCTGTGGATGGGGTCAAAGAAGCGGTAGAAGATGTACCAGGGACGTGTAATTTTTTTGACTGTCTTCCAGTCGTGAGGGACAACAACGAAGGGGGAATAACTGCAACCGTTGGGCAGTTTGATCTTTTCTTTGGGTGCTTTAGACATACAAAATGGGTTTTTGATTTGCTAGCACTTTTGCTAGCACTTGTGCCGATTTGTATGACTGTAAAACAAGAGCTTCAAAAAAAGAGCAGTGCAATTAACTGAATTTCAATCTTTTGCACTGCTATTTGAACTGGTAGCGAGATCGGGAGTTGAACCCGAGACCTCCGGGTTATGAATCCGACGCTCTAACCATCTGAGCTATCTCGCCGGGGAGCATTTATGGAGTTTGGTTTTCCGTAAATGGGGTGCGAAGATA